GCCTTCCTCGATCTCTAGCTCTTCGTCATCCTTCAGGGACCGGCCAAACCCTGCATTGGGATCAGCGCCGATGGCGCAGATGGAACCCTCCATGGGCATCCAGCGGGTCACCAGGAAGTCGTTGGGCTCGTCTTTGGAGGTGGCCCTCCGGACGGTGTAATCCAGGATTTTGTAGCCCACGCTGATGTCGGTGATCATCCCGTCCAGGACATCCTGGCGATACTGCTGGGGCTCGGGACGGCCAGAGAAGTAGGCATCAGCCCTCAGCACCTTTCCCTCCAGGCGCACATTCTTAAGGCGACCGATGGGCAGGCCCGAGTCATCGTGGGACACGATAAGGGGCAGGCCACTGGGCTTCCCTGCCCTGGTCATGTCGATGTTGGCGGCGTCATGGAGGAGGATTTCGTTCCCGAAGGAACGCTGGACCGGATACTCCGAGGACAAGGCCACCGTGATGAAGGGGCTGTTGCTGTCCTGCGGTGTTTCGGGAGTAACCTGGAATTTGCGATACTGGACGGCCTTAATCTTCATTTATTTATCCTCAGATTTTGTAATTCTTGATTTCCTGCCTTTCGGCTTTGGTGTTGGTCGTTCCTCCAACTCCGGTTCGGCTTCTTCGTTGGTTTTGTCGGAGTCTTCCTCGGCCTTTACCGCCTTGGCGGGAGTGACCTGGGCCTCCACTGGGGCTAGACCCTTGGCCTCCTCCATCTCCTTCTCGGCGGCGAAATCATCCAGAACCTTGGCGTATTCCGTTCCGTTCTCGGCGCAGATCTGGGTGCGCGACATCAGCCGGTTGGCGATCATGATCGCCTGCGCTTCAGCTTCCTGGAGAGGATTAGAGAACTCGTAGGATTTGCCAATAAACTCACAGGGCTTGTAGAAATCGTAGGAGCCCATGACCGGAGGAAGGTCCAGGGAACCGCTGGCGCAGGCCATGTCCACCCAAGCCTCGTAGAGTGGGCGCAGCACCTTCTCGATCAGGAGGTTCTGGATCTTCCGGTAAAAGGCCCTCTCTACGATGAAGGCCGCTCTCATGCTGGAGAAGCTGGTGGCCTCAAAGTCGGAGTAGAGGGTGTTGTAGGAGATCCCCAGACCGGCTGCGATCTCCTTCTTCAGGGCCTTGTCGAAGGCGGGGAAAGCCGTATTCGGATGCTCTGCTTTGACATATTCGGCATCGACACCAGGTGGCAGCACCTCAGCCATACCTGGCTGGATGGTGTTCTTCTTCTGGGAGGCCGGGAGCGCAGTCTCCAGGAAGAGTTCCTGGTCCAGGTCATCCGGCTGCTGCTGGGTGTACTTGACGAACTTCGAAGCCTCGATCCGGGCCGCGATGATCTCGGCCTTGCGATACTCCTCAAGCTGCCGGATGGTCATCATCGAGGAGACGAACATCGGGATGCCACGGGGTGCGCCGATCTGGTAGGGCAGATAGGCGTGAACCATCCGCTCCGCTGGCTCGTAGATGTAGTGGATGAAGCCCTCGGAGGGATGCCTATCCGTGATGGCGTAGCTCTGGGGCCGTCCGTAGGCATCGCGCAGGATGCCCATGATGTACTGCTCGTGCTGGGTGGTAATAAGTTGCTCAGAATGCAACATCTGGTAATAGATGCCGTATTTACCCATTCCAAAAATCTTGCGGCCTAGGATCTCCCCATCGACCGCCAGGGACTGGACCATCTGGTCCAAGGCATCGTTCAGGGACCACTGGCCGGTGACTTCGAAGTTCCCTGCCTTGCAGAAGTCAGCCCAGCCAGCCTCAAGGACACGGTTGATCTTGGTGTTGAGGCCCCCTTTGCTGTTGGGCACCTTGGCCCGGAAGGTGAAGCCCTTGTGACCCACCACGTTCTGCTGAAGCAGGCTTACGAAATTGGAGATGACGGGGCTGTTGGAGTAGAGGTCTCGGGCGCGGACCTTAAGCTGCTTCAGTTCGTTGAACAGTTCCTGGCTGGGGGACCAATCGATGGAAGCCCAGGTGGAGTTGAGCCGATTGAATTGAGCAGCCTCAAAGGAGCGGATGAAGTTCTCCATCCCCTTGGTGCGCTCCTTGGTCTTGGCCCTACGGGTTGCCTTGGGCGCATCTAGCGTTGCCGGTGTAGCTTTTCTAACCATGGTCATCTCTTAAAGGCTGTAATAAATGGCACTTACCGCTGGCTTCCCCTGTTCCCGGCGAACCAGCTTCATGTAATGGGCTCGGAGATCGAGTAACTCTTTACGCGATTTCTTAACAGTGGTTCCGGCCACCGTATATTCGATAACATCTGACCCGGCGCTCTTATCCAGCGCGTCATTGACGGTGTCGAGCATGATCTGGTTGTGCGTTCTCGGGTCCGCACTTCCGCCCAGCATCAGATCCGGCTTGATGGTGATCTGGCTGTTCCCCAGGGTGGTGCGGTTGCCTGTGGCAATCTCCATCAGATAGGCCACAACGTTGTAGAGGCCCGGGGCGTAGGTCGTGGTCGTGCTGGAAGGGACGCTGAAATCAAAATAGAGTGGGTTTGGGACACTCGTAATTACGAACGGAGGAAGCCCGTCACGCTTAAAAGCGTAATTGAGCGTATATTTCTCCGAGTCATAGGCCGGTAGGACTACCTGCCATACCCACGTATCTGATTGCCATAGGACATTAGCTTTCCAGACGGAATTGCTATCCAAGTTCTGAATTTGCATGGTTTCTCCACCATGCTGTAATTCTTAGAACGTGATAGATTCATCCCAAGGCGACCCAACAGGAACGGAATTTATCGGCTGTTTGGCTCTCATTTTTAGCAAATACCGTTCTTTTGCGGTCAAAATCGGTGGTTCCTCAGGTTCGGGCTCTGGTTGAGCCGTCTCTGGGGTGGGAGCGACAGGGGGAGGGGCAGGCTTAGCCTTGCGCTTAGAGGTCCGCTTGAACCACTCCACCTGGGCCACGATCTCTTCCGGCTTAGATCCCAGCAAGGAGCCAGCCGCCTTTGCATAGCAGCAAAGGTCGATGGCCTCGTTCCTGGAACCCTTGATGATCGATTCGTACTTCCAGGTGTTGGCGGTCTTGACCAGATGCTCGGACATCAACTGGTCGAAGAAGCTTTGCTCCAGGTCATTGGGGAACCAGATGTAGCCGGGGATCTTGGGATCCTCGATCTTGAGGGCGTTGTAGATGGCCCTCTTGACCGCCACGGTGTCCACGAGCATGAGCTTGCTGCGCTTCTTGGAAGGAGCCACCCACTTCTTCATGGGGCGAGAGCTGCCCTTGATGGGGACGGCGATGCCGACCATGGAGGGCCTTCGCGTGAAAGCCGTTACCTGCTTCTCGAAATGACCGCCCGTGTCGAGACAGATCTTCCGGATCTTCATCTCGCCGCCATCCATGCGAAGCCTAGGGGTGTTTACATAGTTCTCTAGGTCATCCCAGATGTCAGGCAGGGCCAGATTGCCTGGCAGCACAACATGCTCAATGACGTAACGGGTGCCGCCGGCACCGATGCCCATCAACATGGCTTCGATGCGGTCATCCTGCGTGTCCGTGGAGGCCACCAGGTATGCGACATCGTCAGGGATTTGGCCGGAGGAGTAAGGGGACTTACGAGCACGGGCCAGGAGTGCAGAAACCTTGGTTTCCTGGTCCTTATGGTCATCCCAGGTTTCCCCTAGCGACTCCTGGATGAAGGTCTTCAGTGACTCAGGACCGGCTGCATTCTTCTGGACGAAGTTGATGGCCATCTGGGAGAACGGAACCCAGGGGCTGTAGATCTCGTTGAGGTGGAAGCTCCGGGTTCCTGGGACCGCAGCCTTGCAGGAGGCCACCCACTTCCCAGCGGCTAGCATGGCTGGCTTGTGGGCATCCGTGATCTGCCCCTGGCAGTGAGGGCAGACATAGACGGCTTCCTCTGGGTGCCCATCCGGCCACTTCATGTTGTCCCACCACAGATGGTCAAAGGTGCCGCAGTGGGGGCACGGAACGTGATACCGGCACTGGTCGCCCTTCTGGAACTCGGCTTCGATGGTGGACTCGCCCTTGATGCCGGGGGTGCTGGTGAGGATGTGCTTGTAGCGCCCAGGGTAGGTGGTGGTTCGCTTCTTCCCCAGTTCGATGGGACTACCGAAGTCGCCAGCGGCGGCGGTGATCTTGTCCACCTCATCGAAGATCACCACACGACAGGTTCGGCTGCTCAAGCCGTTGGGGCTGTTGGCACCGGCAACGGCGATGTAGCCGCCATTGAACACCTTCATCTGGATGCTGTTGTTGCTGTCCCTGCTCTTGGCCTCAGCCACAGCGCCACGAAGGGCCGGGGTGTTGCGGAGCATGGGAGCGAGTTGCTCCTTGGACCAAGATTTACCCAGATCCACCGTGGGGAGGACCATCAGCATTGGGGAAGGATCCTGGACGATGAAATAGGCGATGGCATTGTTGATACCGGATGTTTTCCCTACACGGGCCGAGGACATGACCACGACCGTCCGGATGGACGCATCGCTGATGGAGTCCTGAATCTCTCGAAGGTAGGGTGTTCGGTCAGTGCGCCAGCGCCCTGGCTCTGAGGATTCTTCGGGTCCGAGGATGCGCTCCCTGTCGGCCCATTCGGACACGGTCAGAACTGGAGGCGGGGGCAAGATCCGGCTGCAGAGGGCCTGGATAACCTCAGCCGGGTTCCTCATTTGGGGGCCTGCGCTGCATCCGGAATTGAGATAGCCACTGTGAAGGTTTGACCTTCAACAAGATCCGTGAGGGTCCACTCACCCTCTTCCTGACGAACCCAGACTCTGCCTTGCTCATCAAAACGTATCTGTACTGCCGGTGGGAGCGTGGATCTCATGAGGCCACCTTCGCTGGGCGACCCCGCTTGCGTTTGATGGTGGGTTGCTCTTCTGGTTCTTCAGGTAGTTCAGAAGCCACAACAGTCGGTGTGGACAGGGCCTCCAGGGCTTCGTAGATCTCACTGCGGACAACGTCCGACCGCTGGGCCTCGGTCATCTCCCTGGTGATCAGGGCACCCACCTTGGATGGGATGCTGAGGAGCCTTGCCCTCATGGAGGCCAGGGCCGCACCCCACTTTGCTTCGGCATCAGCCACAAGCTGCAGGCGACCGGCCTGGAGGTCCCGCTCCATAACCGCCAGATCAGCCTCGGCCTTCAACTTCCGGTCTCGGTCACCCTTACCTGGCTTCCATTTGTTCTCGATGACCCATGGGAGGTGAGTCTCCAGCGTGTACCAGCAGGATCCGGGGGTCGGCTTGTCCGGTTCCGGCATCCCCTCCTTCACCCAGTTGTCGATGGTGGTATCAGTAACCTGACAGATCCGAGCAAATTCGACCTTGTTGTAGTCGTAGCGACCTAGTTTGGATGTTGCCATACAATTAATTTCCTAAATATGCCAAATAGAGCATTTAGACTGACTAAACGAATCGGGCGGCGATGGCGCGACCCTCGAAAATGAAGGGCGTGGAAGGACCCGGAGATGTCGAACCGATCTCCTCATCGCTTGCTGTCCTTCAGCGCCTGCGCGATTACATCGGACCAGATGCCATATGCTTCGCCCTGCACCGTTGCATCTGCAGTGGACTGCCAGTGGATACGCTGTGGCCTGTGTGTGCTGTGCAGCAGCACGTATAGGAGACGCAGGCCAGTAGACCTACGCCTGCCCTTCCTGTCCTTGCCCTTAGCATCAGGCGCTACACGCTGCAGGATCAGAGGATTACCACTGCTCAGAGAGCGGGTCATGAAGGTGTGCTGCTGGCCCTCAAGATTCTTGCCCTTCTGCTGAAGATGTAGGTTCTTGACCCGCAATGGTGAATCCGAGTCAAGACTGGTGCCCAGGGCCTTGATGTTGGGCAGGGCCAGCATGGATCGACCATTGATGGGCAGATGCTGTGCGCCCTGTTCAAAGTCATTTAGGAATGCGGCCCTGTCCTGGATCTCAATCTGGACCTTGAGCCGAGTCTTCGTAGACCACGACTCCTTACCGATCTTTACGCTATCTTTGATGAACTGCCATCTGTTGGGACGAATCTTCAGGTTAGATTTTATGTCTTGCTGCAGGTTGGCCTGCACTTGCTTGGCCAGCTTATTCAAAGTCTTGGACAATACGAAAGGCCCTTGCCTGGACTCACCAAGTTCTTTAAGCTGCGTCAGAATTGCGGCTGAATCGATTTTAATCTTAACCTGCATTGCTTAATCCCTACATGTAATTCGGCTTTACTCTCAATAAGGCAAATCCGCATTGATGTATTTCTTAAGCACAATTAGATAAAATGGCCTAACAACGATGTCTGGAAACTTCGTTGTCTTGCAGATGTGGCTGATAATCCGATCCATGCCCTGGCTAGCTAAGGCCGGTTGAGTGGTGACAAAATCCACCCAAGCATCCAGGATCTTCTGGTTGGTCGGGCCTTCGAACTCCCTCAACTTATTCAAAAAGGACAGGAAATCAGTTAGCTGCTCTGCTGCATAGTCGCTCACGGGTTTATCCCAATTTTCTAGATGCAAGGCTTGACGCTCTTTTTCTCTCTTGTAGTGCTGATTCAGGTCATAAACGCGAAATGTCAACGTCTTAGTTAGATATGAATACAGCCGACCTCTTGATGGTTTGTAAGCAGACAATGCATTTATGATGCCGATTGTTAAAATATTAAAAATTTCACCCCAGGTTAGCCCGATATTGGTGAACATCTTTGTATTTTTCTTGCTCATAGCCAGGATAATGGGAAGGCTGTATTGAATAATTCGATTATCTGTTCGGTCAGCCTTCCAAGCCGCATAGAGATGTCGCGCTACACGCTCATCAAAGTAATACCGGGTGTCTCGCTCCAGCCCGAGTTCATCAAGCACGGACTGCTCAAGCCTTAAGACATCTTCGGTATTATATAGTTCCAACTATTATCCTTAATTAAATCTTTCATCAGCACGGAAAAGATTCTTAATTCGCCTTAGCTCATCCTTGTCCCCATGTGAGATCTCATAAACCAAATTAGCGAATCCACATATCTGATTGAATAGCTCAGCGTTTTCCTTCTCCAGCTTTTCCACCTTGGCCTTTAGCTCTGCGTTTTCGGCATTCAATCTGTTATAAATAGCCATAGCCGCAACCTGCCCGAAATGGCCGTTTACTCCAAGCTTTTCCTTAAGCTGTGCAACCTCACCTTTGGCCTGGGAAAGCTCTTGCTCAAGCTTGATTTCACGGTCGGATTGAGGATTTGCCAACCTAAGCATTTCATTCTTGACCGTATGCTTACTGATTATTCCCCTTGTAAAATCACTTACAAGAGCCAGCATGAAGTAAATATCCGCATCCAGTTTCTCAATATTTTCAATTGCTTCATTAACACCAAGCTTAACTCCCTGGAGGATTCTCTGTTTCGGTGAAATCATTCTTTCTCCTATCGGCTCCACTATGGGCCTTCTATCTAAATACAAATTTCCGTCTTATTGATCTTTAACCACTCAACCAAATCAGCTTCCCTTTTCTGTCTTGCTGCTACATTCTGTGCCGCTGCTGCTTTTTCAAGATGATATCTTTCCGTAACATATTGGATCCAACCTTCCGCACTTTCTCTAAGCGTTTTGACTTCGTAGTCAAAAAATTCATCAGCAAGCGGATCCATTGGATCCGGAATTTTAATATCTGGGACATTCCATGCCATACTATTGCTAATTGTATGGATATCCCAAAACCGTTCCGGAAGAGTATACGTCTTCATGTTTTGTTCCTCTAGAAATGGCCTGTCGGCCTTATTGAATCTTGTTAAGAATTCCGATCACTTGCGCGACCGCTGTCTTGTCATCACAGCGCACAGCAGACGCCAGTAGCTCAAGCGCCTGTGCCATCAGATACGAGCGGTAGGCATCTGGGCCGAGCAGCAACGCCAGAGCGTCTTGGTTGGCCGGTAGGGGTTTCGGAGTTTCCATTTGAGATTCCTTGATTTGAGGCTGTTGTTCTCTCGGCTGGCTTGGCTTCTTTAGCTGGCTTTGCCAACGGCGCTGGTATTCCTTCTTGGCCTCGGACTGCTTCCAGGCGCATGTAGCGCAGATGGTCTTGCCCTTGTGTGGGCGAACGACACCGCAGACGGTGCAGAGCACTCGGGTAGCTGGCGTGAAGGCAGGGGCCGGATCAAAGGCCGGTAGCGGCGTCTTAAGCGGCTCGTAGGTCACCAGGCCCTCTACCTGGCGCACC